ATGAAAGAAAGAATCTGCTTATACCTGACGGCATTTTTTATGGTCATGGGGTTGTCGGCATGCGCGGAAGGGACAGATGGGGCAGCCGCAGATACCGGGGAGATGACAGGAACTGTGGTAACAGAAACTGCGGCAACAGGAACTGCGGTAGAACGCAATTATGATGAATCTAAATTGGCGGGTACGGAGATGGGTAATACACAGACAGTGGCGGCGGAAGAGGATTGGAGGACAAGGGATTCTCAGGAGTCAGCAGGACAGGATGAGGATTTCCAGGCCTATCGGGATTTTATGGCTAAATACCATATGAATGGCATCAACAGTACATTGCTGGCTGACCTAACCGGGGACGGCCGAGACGAACTTATCGTGGTCAGCAGTCAGGTCATGGATGGAGATGGTAAGCCACTGGACGAAGATTCGGAGATAGCAAAGGAGGCGAGAAAACATGATGAAGACTTGGGGCAGACAATGTTCGAAATTCGCAATACAGTGACTGAGCACCCATCTGTTTCCGCCTACCCCAGTATTGGCTATACCGGTTTCAATTCTATGATTGAAATCAACGTTTATACCAGGCGTGAGGAAACAGATACAATTGAATGTCTGTATGAATCCTGGGCCGCCTATCCCCATCCAGGCTGGAACTGGCTTTATCTGTACCATGAGAATGGCAGGGACTACTTGATGCAGTTTTCACCAATAATGTGGCAGGGCAGGGGCAGCTATATATATAAGATATTTTCCCTGTCAGACACAGGGGAAGAGCGTACATATCGGTGCGGGGAGGAAAACTATGGAACGGTTGATGTTGATGAGGAGCAGCAGAAACCGTTGTGGGAGCGGATGCATCTGTTCCTGAACCAGGTAGATACATACCGCATGAACAGTATTCCATTGGTGGAAATCGGTAACGATTATTTCGGTGGGGAATACGACTCCCTCAATGGCCGGGATTACAATTATGTGATTATGTGTGATGAGTTGGGGTATGACACCAATGAGTAGGCTCAAAAGGAATCGGGCAGGAACACCTTAATGAAAACCTGTTAATTTTATGAATCCTATGCTATAATTAGGACATTGACTATTATTCAGGAAAGATTAAAGGGGAATTGGGGTATGGAAAAGACGGATCAGCAGATTTACGAGGAGTTTGCTTCCCAGCTCTGCCAGTGGGGAGAAAACGGGACCGCGCCTGTGACGGGAAACCAGGATATCAGTTACGGCCTGGAGCTTCAGGAAAAACGCCTGCAAAAGCATCACACCAAAATGGAGTTCCGGCTGACGAAACGGCAGGTCCGGCAAGGAACGGCTGCCACAGCTGTTTTTTCCGATACGCGCTATACCAACAAGCTGGTCTGGAATGCGTTTCACAGAGAAACGGATTATTATATGGATGGAAAAAAATGTCTGACCGTCGGGGATGATGAACAGCTCTATACCGTCATAACCTGGCTCAACAATCAGGAAGATATCCAGACATCTTATGTCTGCCCCAACTGCGGAGCAATCAGCGCCGTGGGTGTCCTGCTGGAGGGATGTCCTTACTGCCACACCCGTTTTTTTATGTCAGACCTGTTTCCGAAGGTCACAAACTATTATTTTCTTCCGGATTACGGGATGGGAGAGCAGGAAGCCAGGAACCGTGTCGGTAAATGGATGGCGGCAGGAGGGGCAATCAGCTTTTTGCTCCGTCTGCCGGGGTTGGTCCTGGACATGATTCATGGGAAAAATCTGTTTCTTCTGCTTATAACCCTGGTCTTCACCGTGGGAGTCGGCGCGGTGTTCGGATATTTCGCGCTGTCCATCCGCCTTCTGGTGCGGGTGTTCGGCGGAGCTTTTAAGATGGCGCCCAGAGCTGCAGGCCAGATATCGGCCAAGAAACGGCTGACGGATTTTATGAAGCAGTTTGATCCGGGATTTACATTTGAATATTTCTTCGGTAAGGTACAGGGATTGCTGAAAATTCTCATTTTTACCGATGACAGGAGCAGGCTCGCCGTGTACGACGGCCCGGAATTTGACGGCAGCGGGCTTGATAATATTGTGGATGCCCAGTTTGACGGCGCCGTCAGCCTGAACGGCAGCCGTATCGAAGGAGAATACTGCCATCTGGACCTGAATGTGTATATGACAGACGTGTACTGCCAGGGCGGCGGATTAAAGCGGACGTCCGATTGCTTTCAGGTGGGGTTATGCCGGAATATCAGCCGCCCCCAGGACTACGGTTTTTCTGTCAAAAAGGTGAGCTGTAGGAACTGCGGCGCCAGCTTCGATGCCACCAAAGAGCGGTTCTGCCCTTTCTGCAGGACTCGCTATGAACTGCGCGAGGATGACTGGGTGATTACGTTTATCCGAAAGCGGTAGAGGACGGAACGGAATGGAGTGAATGGAACGAAAATGAGCGGAACTGAATAAAGGAGTAAGAAATACAGGAAATGAACATACAAGAAAGTGTTTCCATACACCTTTTTCGCGTTAACTATTACGTTAACTATTCGTTAAAGTTCCATATTGCAAATAATTGACGGCCCAGGAATGACTATGAGTGGGACCATTGTTTGCAAAGGTTCGGTTTAACGAATAGTTTTCAATCTACAAATTACAAGTATTATAGGGTACCATCTAAAACATAAGATTCTGTACAATATCAGAGACGTGTTCTGGGCAGTCTGATAGATACTGGGCATTATCAACTGAGGATGTATCCAATGATTCCGATTGTATCAGTTGCCATTCGTAATCATCCAGAAGTTCCTGTAGCGCAATAACATCTAACCAGCGTCAGAAGAGGACTCAACGGACATACAGACACAACCTTTAGTAAATTTTTCATAATGGATTCAATACAGATATCTGATAGATAACATAGATTTCCACTAACTATTCGTTAAAGTGGTCACTTTCACGAGTAATTGACGGCCCACGAATGTTGAATGAGTGGGACGGACATTAGTTGTGAAAGTGCAGTTTAGCGAATAGTTATCAATCTACAAATATTATCAGGATACCATCAAAAACATAAGATTCCTTAACATCATTGTTACCAAAACGCTTAATGCAGGATTGAGCAAGACCACCACCCAGGTAATCAATACCACCACCCAGCAGACGTTTTCTAATCGATATCTGGCCTATATAGTTCAGACCAGTAAGCACCATATCAAGCGGCATACAGTCAACCCCCCATACATTCAGCCATTGCCATATTGTACAATGATTTATTCATACGGTTCAGACCATTTTCCAGATTATCCTCTACAAATTCAAGACTTCCACCATCAGCCAGGATGACAGCGGCGAGAGTGGGCATGACCTGTCTTTTTATCCAGGTCTTTTTCTCGTCCATAGTCTTTTCATACTTTGGGACAGTTATCTTGAGTGACGATATCCCATCCATGAAATCAGCCCAAACGGAATGCGTAGAACACCTTGAACGGTTGATATCGTCAAGTTCAATCATGCGCATATAATGTCCAAGGACACCAACCGCTACAGCACCCAGGGGGATACCGGATGTAAGCATCCTGGATACACTGACCGCCCGGTCATTCTTAAGTTCCAGTTCCCAGCGTACCCAAGGATTATCAATATGGGTACCGGATGCGGACAGCTTACGATTGCGTTCCAACTGCTTATCGTATACCCTCAAAAATATGTCACTTGTACGGCTACCGAAGTATACCGTATGGCCTGTTTTCTTACCTGAGACTTCGGATTCCACGACATTACGCATGTTGCGGAATTTTGAGACAATCTGGGTATTCCCATACAGGCCGCACACATCATCCGTGGTAAAATAATTACAGCCGATATCATCAATCGCCACATCAATCCTGGTAACATGACCATTATCCCGTATGCGTTCCAGGAGAGCCACCATGAAGGTACTGTCAAAATCTATATCATACCCCTCACCGAAGGGGGTATCCACTTTCAAAGTTTCCGAAAAGCTACGGACCAGTTCGCCGATGGCGGAGCCAGCCACATCAATATGTATACCCATGTCCGGGTTGCCATCGCACAGCACGCTGAGCGAGTAGCCATTGAGCCGGAACATGGTCTTATAGCCACGCGCGCCCCTCGGCATCCGTGTGAAATCCTCCATCACGTAGCCGAACATATCCAGCACGTCCACAACATCAGCCGTTGACATGACCGTAAAGGACAACCAGTCAACGGATACAATCAACCCATTATCCAGGGTTATTAAGTTTCCTTCCATCCCGACCTCCACTGTATTTAGTACCCCCGTATTACCCTACGGGGGTTTTACAAGCCATCCCTAGCAGGGAAATGGCAGAACGTAGGTATTCCACGTAATGACGAATCAAAACCACTAGATGGCCTGGCACTGAGAGCAGACAAGGGAATGTGGGATTACCCCACTAAGGAATGGCCGGATAAGACACAGAGAAATACCCGGCCATAAAAAAAGAGAGTACGGAACACTGTTATTTACAGATTGCCAAGTCACACACATAACCACGGTTATTGTATTCAACGTCAACCAACATACCCGGACGAATCTCAGCAACAGCCTTAATGTTCAGGTTGTCACTAACAAAGATAGAAGAAACAGATTCCCCTTCCACCTGGGCATCCTTGAAAGAGGAATGAAGCGTTACCCCCTTTACCGGATTACCAGTTTTACGACTAACATAGTCAACAGACTGAATACCTAATACTTTAACTTTCATAATAAACCTTCCTTTCAATATTCTATTATCAACGTACCGCCCAGGGCATTTGCATCAACCTGGGAGGGCAGTATTTCTGCCTAAATCCAACCGTCAATTTCTCAATAGCTACTGACAAACAAACCGCTTAAATAAAATGTAATCAATCGTCACAGATATGTAATTGATTACAGATATGGGAGGGGGTATACTAGATGTACCACCAAAAAGAAACCCCACCCACCATATAGGCCATATCACACCATCAATGAAGATAAGAACATGGAGCACACATCGTTCAAGAGAAACCAGAAGATGACATACCACATTAAACCAAGGAGGTGAGAACATGGATTTAATAAAATATATTTTCTTAGGCATCAATATGGCAGTCAATGCAATGATTTACTTAATTGGAGCAATCGCTACATTTATCCAAAACCTTGCCTAAAACCTCCACTCAGCCTTTACACGGACTTGTGACCGTTACCCAAAAGGGCAGTAGCTTTAAAGGGGAAGGGGCTAGGCCCCTTGCTCATTTATGTCAATTAAATCATCAAAAAGGCATGTAAGACGAACAGACCAATCAAGCGCCCTATCTATAGCAGTAGAATCACCAGATTTATACGCCCTTGCCAATTCACTATTAGCCGAATCCCTATATTCCTGAAAAACCTGTTTTTCCTTCTTTGTCATATCATTTTCCCCTTTCAAAACCTTGATTCATTTGTTATACTTAGGTTGGATTATCAGACCAGACCGTCTAGTGAAAATCCATATCTATCTTGTAACTATAGTATAGCACACTTGTGACATAGTGTATATAGACACTTGTGACAAAGTGTGTATTGGTTTTTTGTACACTTGTGACAAAGTGTGCAAGAGGATACAAAAATGGGAGATTTTAACAAACAAAAGTATGATAATCAATACGCAAAAGAAAATTATGACAGATGTATATTTAATGTACCCAAAGGCCAGAAAACAGTAATAGAAGCGCACTGGAAAGCAAAAGGATATAAGTCCCTGAACGCTTATGTAAATGACCTGATAGCAAGGGATATGGAAAGGACAGGAGAGAAGAGTATCCACACCCAAAACAGCAACGGTGTCATAGTAGGGGACAACAAAGGAAAAGTGATAGTAGGAGACATAAAAGGTAATATAACCATGTAAAAAACATCCTCCCCAGCAATTCCATACAGTTGCAGGGGGGGGGGGTATATTTTTGACGATTTTTTTGCGGATTATCTACACGATACTGACGTGGGAATACACAGCCCACGTGTGCATAATCCTCATATTGTTAATCATCATAAGGGCCATGTACAGGAGCATGAAAGATGATTCAGACTAACAAGGAAACCTACATACATGATTCAATGACGTTTCCAGAAACGAAGTATATCCTGCCTTTCCTTCGCTGCGCCGACCAGCGTCTGGCGCCTGCTACGTCCAGGCAGAGCAGGGAGGGGAACACCCTCAAATAAAGGAAGTTCCGGAGGATTGAAACTCTTAAAATACCTTGCATACTTAGGGATATAGGTAACACGGACGGAACCAAAAGGAGCGAGGAGAAGGGAATCAATGTTATAATCATCCACTATCTTGCTTTCACCCTGGGCCGATTTATCCGCATGTACAACCGTAAGGGATTTAGTGACACGCCTGGCAATCGAGAAACAGTTGAAACAGTTCTGGACGATATATAAATGGTCGGTCAGGTCACGTATCTTCTTATCGATATCAAAGGACTGGCTGAACAGGTATACCACATGCCGATACTGACGCTGATATTTAAAATACACCTTCACATGTTCAGGGAAATTCTTATAATTCCTGTTATCCCAGACTAGCCCCACCTCGTCAACCAGAATCAGGGAATCAGGAGGGAACTGATATAAACCAAAGTCCTCCGTCCTGAATTGGATACAACCAGGAAGTTCCCTGTCACAATACACATTCCAGCCCTTTTTCTGATATTGGAGGGCAAGCTTCGTCATTAGCGTGGTCTTGCCGGAACCCTTCTTACCAAAGCACATGTAAAGCTTATACGGATTGCGGTAACGGTACGCATGGACAGCAAGGAACATGAACACACAGAACGCAAGGACAATGATGGCACCTAAAACATACAAGATAACAACCTCCTAACCACAGACACGATGCCAGCAGTGACCAATATAGCTATCATGCCATAATATAAGGGATTCTCATAATCCATCATAAGGGATACCGGGTATAGGAATATTTCAGAAAAAGCCGTCAGGAAATCAATCATGGCAATACCTCCAAAGTTCATCCAGGGGCCGTAAGACCCCCGGAACATGACACATCAAACCGAATGGAACACACGGATGAAGAACGATACAATGGCACCCACGAAGAACAGGGACATTGCAAGGAGCAGGATGGGCTGGTTCAGGATCCAGCCAAGTAATAAACCAATCTCAGACCACATCCAGGCCGCAACCTGGGTAAAAGCACTTAAAAGTTCCGACATAAAAAATCACCTCCTAGACAGAATGGAACACACGGATGAAGAATGATACAATGGCACCCACGAAGAACAGGGACATTGCAAGGAGCAGGATGGGCTGACCAAGAATCCAGGTAAGCAACTTACCAATCTCGCCCCACATCCAGGCCGCCACATCCGTAAAGGAACCGAGAAGGGACGTCATCCCAGGCGCATCAGCATCCGATGCAAACGCAGGGAAGGACATAGAAACAACCGAAACAGCAGTCACGGGGACAGCCCGGTATTTCCGTAAGAAACAACGAACTTTCGACATAGAAAACAACCTCCTATCATGATAAAATTTGTTTGAATATATTAATAACCCGCCGGATTAAGGGAAGTGATATGACCAGTACCCCAACCCAGGCGCAGTCATTCCAAAGGAAACGGACAAACACCGATAACTGTGCGAATATCCAATCAACAACCACATTGACTTCCGAGAACACACATATCACCTACCCCCGCATACAAGATACCTTGCCAGCCATAAGAAACCATCAATCAGCCAGAGGAACAGGATGAAACCCATCACATAGACAAGCGGTTCAAACTGGACAGGGACAAGGCCAATCAACGAAGCGACTTTTTCAATAAACAT